GTTTAGTGTGATATAATTTGTTTAGGCCCTGTGCCTATTCATAGAATGGTGCGTCTAATAGATGCTAAGTAACGCAGGTTTTTCCTTTCGTTGAGGTCCTAGCAGCCATTCATCTTAGTCCCCGTGACCCCATTCACGGGGGCTTCTCTTTTGCGCTCACGGGTGAGGGTAGCATATGTTGTTTACGACAGTCAAATATATTTCCCTGAAATCTCAAAGCTTGGACATGTGGTGTGAAACACACCTATATTCTATATACAATGTCAGTGGTCTGTTATATAATTAAGGTCCTAGCGAAAGGAATATATGGGATATCAAAATGATAAACCTAGTATGTTTGATGATATGCCTAAGCATATATCAGACGCTGTATTACAAGATATTCAAGAACAGTTATTTGATTCTTGGATAACTGGTCATATAGATGAAGGTATGTTTATTGCTGACTATGAAATGGCAAGTATGTGTTCTGATGAATCCGTCAAGAAACAATTTAATGAATACTGGCAGGTAGAACCTGGAGAGGAATACTACATAGAATGTTAGGATATACATATAAGGATATACAGAACTTTGGTAATAGTTTAACTGTTGCTATTGATTCCGCTTCCGACCCTGATGTTAAGCAAGGTCTATTAACCATATGGGACTTCTTTGAAGGCCTACTAGCAGAAGGGTATATAGATGAAAACACTTACTACGGATAATTACTTAGTTGAGTATATGAAGATATATTTAATTAGTCTTAATCAAGATAGGGACCCATTAGATAAAAGTCCTGAAGATATTATATTTATAGAAGGACAGATACATGCAGTTAGACATCTGTTAGATATTCATATGACGGGAGTATTACTATGAGTGACAAACTTGACACACATCTTCAAAAGCTTGTAGACATGGGTGAGACAGGTACAGACATCATGCATGGACATATGAAGAATCTAATGTATGAATGTGAAACTAAACTGTTAGACATATCTGAATTACAGGATATGCCTGAATATAAATATTTTTCAGGTCGACTAGACGCATTGACAGAAATCTATGTTATGACGTATAATTTATCATTCGCTATCAACGAAAGGGCTAAACAACGTGGTTAATAAAGATCTAGGTCCACAAACTAAAATGCAGTTAGACCAAATTATAAATACTCTAAAGGGTATGCCAATTGGTGCTCCATTAGTATGGTTATGGGTTTGGGACGTAATCTCAGACAAATATGATACTTATAAAGAACCTAATGAATATAATGAATATGTTGTTACTGAAGGTATTACTCTGGATAATATCTGGGAGAAACTTTGGGATAACCCGCCAACTGAATTTACCCTTGAATATGGGGCAGAGTATGTTGATGAGGCAATCCAAGACTGGATGATAGACAACGACTACCTTGCCGCCCTGGAGGAAGACGGCTGGCTAGATGACGAGGATTCTGACGACGTGCAGTCAGATAACACAACTGAATATGGAACGCAAGAAGCAGGCTTCAAGGCGGAGCCTGTAGTATTAGAAGGGTCAACACAATGACAACAAAGCGTGAATATCTAAAGACCAAGGGCATTACAGTGGGCAAGCGTGGTCGCTTCTCAGGTGCTGCTAAGCAAGCTCTGTCAGAGGCAGAGAAGAACGGCGTAAAGTTTACTGCAGAAGTTAAACTAACTAAGTAAACAATAAATATTGGAGAGGGTTGACGAGCCCCCGAAATCGTTGACCTTCTCCAACCTTTTTGGTATAATCTTTATGAAAGGCGGACATGGCTAAAAAAACAGATGAAGAAAAAATCGCAGAACAATTAGCAAAAGTGTTAGACAACCATTGGTTTAATCCAATGATATGCGCTAACATAATTGTAAATAACTTTCCTCTATATACCCAAGATAGACTTATGGAGTTGATAAAGGAAATTATTAGATATCAGGCTGGCAACTTTGAACCCTATTGGGCTGAGGGTATTACCTCTGAGGCTCTGATGTTATCTAGCCACCTTGCTGAGGTTATAGAAATGCATGAGCCTACCGCATGAGCAAAGCTACGGGGTCCTCTCAACGTAAGCCGAAGAAATGGGAGGATACAAAGCGGGGTAGAGATAAGAATCATGCCCTAACAGCTTTCCGTAAATGGAAGAAAATAGAGAAGGCAAGAAAGACGGCGGAACAAGATAGATACAATACCCTATGTGGTCCAGTAACCGTAACACGTATAACTAAATAACAAAACATATTGGGACAGTATGTCCGATTTGTACTATATGTACATCTTGGATATATATGTCCCATTTGTTATATATCCGTAAGGGCAGAATGTTCGCTTTACGAAGAGCTATAAAAAATCCCTGAAAATCTAGGATAATTTAATATAAATGTATAATTATTTTATTAAACATATATAGAATATAACAAAAAGTATATAAAATATGGCAAAATATGTGGGCAAATATATGGCTTTACGAGACATGTTTATATATCCTGGAACACATTTATACAACATATATATAACATTTGGTCCAAAGCTCTTGACAATATGGGTAATATATGCCATGTGGAGCAAAATGGTATTATGTGGAGGATTATGGAGGGCACGTCCCATAACATGTATATATATCTGAGTATATATCGATAACATTTACGTTATAATTAATAGTATTTACTTTGATAGATATGTAGTAGATATGGCTCTAAAAAGGCATATAAGACTATTTGAGGGGGGTTTAAGGGTAAGGGTAACCTAGGATATGAGGCTATATTTTGCCACGTATGTTGGCATTAAAATAAGTGCCTGAAGTATCATTTGACCAAGATTCTATAGTATCTATATCCATTTCATATGTTTTAATATATTTAGCATTTGTCGATCCTTTAGGCCAATTTACATCTACATAATAATATGGAGTATCCTCTCCATCTTCGCCTATTGATTCATATATAGGGTAAGCATCTACCTCAGCTGGGTCCTCCGCCATATTTCTTCGCCAAGTAGACTTAGATGGCTTTATTTTAAAATAGAATTGTTCTGGATATCCTTTTTCACGCCATAATTCTACGTAGTCAACACTTGCAGATTTAACCATATCAGCAATCATATATTTCTTCATATATCAATTATATCCTATTATCTACAGAGCAAACAGTAGAACGGAGTTCTCATATGCTTTTTATGGATCACAAGGGTCTGAGCACATTTAGCACATAAAGCATCTATGAAATCTGTCTCCCTTTGGGGGATATTGATCTTTATATCTCTTGTGTAAAATACCTTAGTTGCATACCATGTAATGGCTATTAGTAGTAGTTCTATCATCAGCCCCGCCCTTTTTTGGATACGTAAACCATTAAGCATATTACTGATATGATGCCAATGATTAAAATAGATCTATTTAAATGATTATATGGCTCTTGATGTGTAAGTAGGTTCATATAGTAATTATACTATATCTATATTATTCTAGTCAACTGCTTTATACATGCATCTAGGACAGCTTTTATTTCTCTCATACTTCTTAAATGTTGTATTAAACCTTACACCACAATTTTGGCATAATATACTCAGTGTTGCATTGAACTTATGCTCCCAGTATATAGGGCTTCTAAATTTAATCATGAAGATTCTGACTCCAGATCTACCTCTTCTTCAAAATCCAGCCACTCCTCTAATCTGTCTAAAAATCCCATGCTCATCCTTATCTAATTGGTCCTCTAAATGGAGTTATTCTACTTTGCCTAGGATCTCTATATCCCATATCAAAGTCTTTTAATTCATCATACCCGTATCCTGTTTTTTGCTCATCATTACATTTACAGGTCATATATCCATTATACTATATTGTCAGGCCAGGTACTGGCTTGGGGGCTTCTACTTTTCGCCGCACTTTTGCTTGGACTAATTTAGATCAATATACTATGTATTATGTTTACTAATAATTGTAGCATTCTTAGTTATATTACAATATCCATGAGATGGTTTTACATTTTCAATAGTATTATCTCCACCCTTAGATAATGGTATTACATGGTCTAAATGTAGTCCATTTTCCCATCCAGGCTTACCTACCCCTCTGGGGGCATTTAAATCTATTGGTCTGTGGCATATGTGGCAATTAGTCCCATATAAATCTAATATTTCTTTTTCTGTAAATACAGATATCTTGGTATTTTTTCCTATAGCTCTAAAGTATCTGGAACGTCTTCTTTGGTTATTTTGTCTTATTACATCGCCCCTGATTATCCTTTGTTCCCGCCAATACAATGCCTCAGCATTGCGACACTCTAAGCAAGCAAGTTCTTTAGCATCTCTTCTATGCCAATCGTATCCAGATCTTGTACCGCACTCTGGTCTATTTCTATGCCTTTTAGACATACCTACAATTCATTATTCTTTCTCATGTAGTGCTCTATGTCTAATTGAACTATTACACATTTTCTACATAGGGCGTATATAAAACTATCATCCATAACATGTAAAAATAATTTAGCAGACTTCTGGCACCCATGGCAGGTTAATTTGTTCATGGCCTAGAGATTCTTCTTATCTCATATAGACAAACATTACATTCACCAATATATAAGTAATTGCCAGATTCTAGTACGGTTACTGCAGTAGTCTTTCCTTCAACTACCTGTTCACAATATCTACAATAAGATTTAAATTCTTTCATTAGCTTCTTGAGTAATTTGATTTTCCCATAATCCCGTAATAGATTCATTACCTATGTCATCAAAATAGTATCTATTTGTGTCTCTATTATAGGTCCAGCCTTTCCATACACCGTCTTCATCCCATGTTAAATTAGATGATTGTTCATTTCTTTCAGACTCTGCCAATGCCATTAAAAATTCATTATTATTTTTAATTACTTCTTTCATGGCTTTTCTAAGTTTAAAATACCTTATCATTCTTCCTCAATATCTTCAATTAAGGCCTCTATATCTTCATCGATTAGTGGCTTAAACTTTTTATAAAATGTATTAGACAGTGACTCTAATTCATTTATAATCCAATATAGCTCTTCATTTGTAAAGTCATCTATATGATCTAATATAAAATCATCTATTAGGTTAAGAGTTTCATTTCTAAGGTCTGGTATCATATATGACTACTTAGTCTTTGATTTTACCCTGCTTGTAGCCTGTTTATATCCTAGTCCATATGAGCCTAGCATTAACAAGACAATTGCTGATGAATGTAGTAAATAAAACATATTTATCCTTTTCTTGTATCAAATCGGTCTAACATCATAACCTTATCCCACGCTGAAATAAAGTCTTTAATATATTTATCTTTAGCATCATCTGAGGCATACACTTCGGCAATTGCACGAAGTTCAGAGTTAGACGCAATGATTAAATCTACAACAGGAATACCTTTTGCTTGATTGGCATTGGTATATGAAAGTAATTCAATTAAGTAACTATTGTCTAGTTTATTATTGCTTAACATTCTCATACCAGATAACAAAAGCACTAATTCTACTGGGGTTAGGCCTAATAGATTAGCTTTTTCTACTAATAAAACTTCTTCTGGGACAGTTATGCTCCAATGAGTGTAGTTACGGAAACCATCAAATTTTGGTTCAAGGACTGCAAATGAATCTATGTCTGTTTGTTCTTGTGTTGCGTCCCCACGCCCAGGAGTAAACGGAACTATTAATAAGTCTTTAGAGATTTTTTCAATTGCTGCACATCCTGCTAAAACAATTAAATCAGCAAGAGAAGCACCAGACTCTTCTTTAATAGATTCTAGGAAATTAATAACGGTTGATACTGCATTGCTGCTATTTACTTCCCACTTGTTTTGTGGTTCTAATTTAATACGAGCACCATTTGCTCCGCCACGCTTATCTGTTTTTCGGAAAGTAGATGCAGAAGCCCATGCCGTTTCTACAAAGTATGACATAGGTATATCAGAAGACTTAATCTTATTCTTAATAGAGTCTATATCAATATTTGTATTAGATAATGAAACTGGGTCCTGCCAAATTAATTCTTCAGAAGGAACTTCTTTGCCAAGGTATCTTGCAATTGGACCCATATCTCTATGAGTTAGCTTAAACCATGCACGAGCAAACTGATCTGAGAAGTAGTCAAAGTCTTCAAGGAATCTTCGTGAAATCTTTTCGTACTCTGGATCAAACTTCAATGCGAGGTCTGCAGTTGTCATCACTGGAGCATGGAACTTACCTTTAATGTGTGCGTCTGGAACTAAATTAGCAGCAGACTCATCTGTTGGAATCCATTGTGTTGCACCAGCAGGTGACTTTGTTTGTGTCCAATCATACTTAAACAATAACTTAAGGTATGAGTTGTCCCACTTAGTAGGGGTTGCAGTCCATGCACCTTCAATACCACTTGTAATTGTGTCTTCTGCGTTTCCTTTTCCAAATGAGTTTTTCCAACCAAGACCCATTTCTTCAATAGGTGCAGCTTCAGGATTTGGCCCAACGTTTGATGGATCACCAGCGCCATGTGCTTTACCAAATGCATGTCCACCTGCAATAAGAGAAACAGTTTCCTCATCATTCATAGCCATACGTGCAAATGTTTCACGAATATCTTTTGCAGAAAGAATTGGATCTGGATTTCCATTAGGACCTTCTGGGTTTACATAAATTAATCCCATTTGAACTGCAGCAAGAGGATTTTCTAATTCACGATCTCTACTATATCGATTATCTGCAAGCCATTCTTTTTCTGAACCCCAGTATGTATCATCTGATTCCCAAACATCTTCACGACCACCAGCAAAACCAAATGTTTTGAATCCCATATTTTCAAGAGCAACATTACCTGCAAGAATCATAAGGTCTGCCCATGAAATTTTATTTCCATACTTTTGCTTAATAGGCCAGAGCAAACGACGAGCTTTATCTAAATTACCATTATCTGGCCAAGAGTTTTGTGGAGCAAATCTATGTAATCCTTCTCCTGCACCGCCACGACCATCTGTTGTTCTGTACGTACCTGCAGAATGCCATGCCATACGAATAAAGAATGGTCCATAGTTTCCGTAATCTGCTGGCCACCATTCTTGTGAGGTAGTAAGGAGTGTATTAATATCACTCTTAAGGGCATCAAGGTCTAAGCTATTAAACTCTTTAGCGTAATCGAATCCATTTGTCATTGGATTAGATTTTTCTGAATGTTTTCTTAGTGGTGATAGGTCTAATTGATTAGGCCACCAATACTCGTTAGATGTTTTTTCATTATTTAAAGCATTACCCGTAAATGGGCATTTAGATTCGCTCATTATTTATCTTTCTACTAGTAGGTGTTTATTATACAATATTTATATTGATTTAGTCAATAGATATTAGCAAGTTTCTTCTGTGCTTGGAGGAGGAAATTTACCATTCCAAGAAGCACCATAAAGAGTGTGTCTCCAGTTGCCAGAAGTTATTTTAGTAACCCTATGAGTAAATTCGTGAGTTACTGGAACCAAAACTAGCATGCCAGCTTTTGGCTTAATTTTATATGGTTTAAATTTAAAATCTAAAATTCCGCCCTCGAAATCATCATTTAAATAAATAGACAAAGATCTATTAAATTCAGGCACAGTACTTTCATCGCTCCACTCACAGTGAAATGACATAGCAAAATCAATTTCATGCTCTTTACCTTTATATTCTTTTTTAAGGTCTGGATGCAGATCTCTTAAAATTTCTTCATCTGTACAATATTTAAATGTTTGTAAAGCATTATGCGGCCTATATGTTGGAGGCATAACTTTAAACAATCTTTCATATATTCCCATTGGTCTATGAAAAACATCATGTAATATAGGTGGCTCATCGGATGGCACACCAGTGCTTCCATCTGGTCTTCTTGGCAAATCAACAGAAATAAATTTATTTAAAATATTTTTATATGGAGAACGCATAGTTGTATACCATCCCTCATGGTCGTCCATGTATGGTTTAAAAAAATCTAATTCTTCTTGTGTTAAAAAATTATCAATATATTGAAGATCTCCTTCAATTGTAGTCAAATCAAGATTATATTTCATTATTAATTATTTTTATCCTTAACTCTAATCCACATTCCATATTTAGTGAGGTTTGGGGAACCAACATATTCCTGTCCAGTTTCCATATCAATAAGCTTCCATTTTTCTGGGGCTTTTGTTTTAACTGTTAAAGTCGTTGGCTCTTTATATGAATTAACTATAGAACCGTCAATTAATTTACGCATATACCAAAATTATACCATAAATGATACAATAATACCATGACTATAAAAATATTTAATAAATTTATTGAAAAATCAGAGTCTAATCAGGTAATAACATATATTGATAATAATTTAAATAAATTTCAATCTTTTCAAGAGAATAAATACTTTATAAAAATGTTTGGTAAAGACAATTATCATGAATCATCAATAAATTTAAATGAACTTGAAGAAATTAAAAATTTAGTATTAAAATATTTTGAAAAATGTGTCGAGAAGATAAGGTCTGAATATCAATGTTATGAAGATCTTTACCCTTCTTCTTTTTGGTTGGCAAAACAAACGGATGGTGCATTTTTAGAAATTCATGGAGATAACGATTTTGGAAGAAATCCCCATATTAAATATACCTGCTCTATTTATTTAAATGATGTATTTAATGAAGGTGAAGTTCATTTTCCTTATTTAGAATATAAATATCAACCTCGTTCTGGGGACCTTTTTTGTTTTCCATCTCAAAATGGAGAACTTAATTATGACCATGAAATTAAAAAAATAGTAGACACTAGATACACTATGTTAATTTGGTTAGGTAATGATAAAAATTACGCTTTAAAATATTAATATTATAAAAAAGATGCTACCAATGATACTCTAGGCTCATTGACTACTGATTGATGAACAACTCCTTTAGGCATGTACATAACGTCACCAGCTTCAATAATAAAAGATTCATAAGGTTCATTATCAATCTCTAGTGTTTCTTCAAAAGGATATTCATTTTTATTTTCATATATTCTATATTCTACAGAATTAATTAGAGTCCAAGAATATACCTCTGATTTATCTTTATGTATATTGTTTAAATTTCCAAATCCTAAAAAATCTATTAAAAGTTTAAATGAAGATTCATTTACCTTGTTAGTTATTGAAAATGTATCAGAAAGATTTTTGCATTCTGGTAATTTAATTCCCCATGCCTGTAAATTAAGGTCAGAATTGCTAAACATTGAAACAGTTTTATCTTTTTTATTTTTAAAAAATCTATCATTTTGAACTGGGTATTCTGGGGTCTCATTAAACTTATTATTTATATAATTCATTATATAGTTCCAGTCCGAATTAGTTGGAAGTATCCCTTTAAATAAAACTGGCCTTTTTTCTACTTTTGCTTTTCTAATTTTTTCTTCAAGCATGTATTAATTTCTTTTTGGCCAAGGACTTAGTGTGCCGAACATTCCGTCTAGCTGTCTTTGATCTTTATTAAATCCACCGCTAACAGCATGTGCCAGTTTAAATAAATCTGGTACTAAAAGATCACCTTGTTCCCAAATATGTTGCATTCTTATATCTTCATTATTATTTATTTCATTATTTATTTTTTTAGATATTTCTTTATATTTATTAATATTTTCAATGGTAGGAGTTTCATTATTAAATTTATATAGACTTGTAACCTCACTTTCAGATAAATATGTTCTAATTGTTTTTTCTTTAGTTATCCAATGTTCTGAAACTAAACTGTAGGTAACCAACTCATCATTATTATTTTTTGAATCTTTTTCATCAAGATAATAATAATAATCTTTTTTGCCATGCCACCTATAATTCTTAATTAATATTTGGCATTTTGATAAAAAATCTTTATCTTCATCATTAAACATATTAAATAATTTAGACATATCTACAAAAAATGTTTTTCCAGTATTTGGTTCACATTTAAATAAAATCATATTCCATAATCCACTGACATAAGGGTTATGTTCTTGAGCAACATGTTCTTGATGCCATTGAAGCATAATAGAATTTTTATCAAAAACGTTTTTTTCGTCCATATGTTTGTGATGTGTTTCTATATAATCCGAAGGATTTTTATTTGAAGAATTTGGATACCAGGATAGATTGTCTCCAAATAAATGCATTATTTTAGTTTGCATTTCAAAATTAATATTTGCATTTCTAAATGCAATAATACTGTCACTTAAAAACATATCCTTATATTGATTAAAGTTATTTTTAAGTTCTTCGTATCCAGGAAACTCTATAGTTTTTATTGTATACATTTTAATTTATTGGGTCATATCTAGTAGCTGCACTTTTAGGCATTATAATTCCTTCTGCCCATTCTTCTTGTAATTTTTTTCTAGAAGGTTCACTTTCATTTTTAATTTTTTTATAATCTACATTATAAACGCTATCTGCATAGTCATAAGAAGCCATCATTGTATACCTAGTTCCAGAAGTTACTTCAGTAACTGCATGTACATTATTTATTCCAACATCAAAAACAATAACACTTCCAACCTGTGGCCTAAAAGCTAATTTATGATCTCTAAAAGTTAAATGCCCACCTTCAAAATTATCATTTAAATAAATCATTGTAACTAATTTATTTTCAATCCATGCATTTGGAGTACCATCAAGTTCAGCATTATCAGCATGATCTGCTGCAAAAGCACCTGGCTGCCACATATGAGAGCTTACACTAATTTGTTTTAATTTCCTATTAAATACTTTCTCGGCTAAATTTTGTGAAAACATTTTAAATTTATTTAAAGCTTCTCCGCCTTCTTTAGTATGGGGTTTTTTCCCAGAAATTGTATACATATTATAAAAGCAAGAGAGCATCCAGTCATCAAGACTATTCCAATATGAAATTATATAATCACATTCTTCTTTTGTAAATACATTTTTATACTCAACAATATCTGATTTATGAATAATTTCTATCACTATATTAATCCTGTTCCTTCAGCTTTATCAATTTGATCATCTATAGTATTTAAAATATCAATATCTAGATCCGAAGAACTAGATATTGATCTTGTGCACATTATTAAACCTTCTTTGGTCTACCAGTTTTTTTAGGACCCATATTGGTTTCTCTACGAATCCCATGTTTATTACGGTCAACTCTTGTTAATGATCTTTGATTTGCAATTCCAGATCTAAATTTACCTTGATTTGGTTTTTTACGACCAACTTCTTGAGAAGTTACTGCGCCTGCTGGTTCATTGTTTGGCGGTGTCGCCATACCTGTGCCATTTTCACTCATTGATAAATGATGTTCTTTGCGCTGGAGTGGCGGTCATATTTAATGTAAGACCAGCCTCTCCATCTCTTGAAACTTCAGTAATTGTAACTGGAACAATTCCAGTTGTACTTCCTACTGATTCACATCCGCATTCAAAACACATTATTACTTACCGCCGTTGTTTACGCCTGCGCCATCTTGTGATGACTTATCAGTTGATGGGAATGCAGCTTTTGGTGCCTCTGTGTATGATTCTGTTGACCATGGTGATGATCCTACTGGCTTTGTTTCGTTAAATCCTTTTAAATCTTTTCCGTCTGACATTTTATTTCTCCTATAGGTTGTTGTATTTAGATGGGTCTAGAAATCCATCTATACCCTTATTATAGCATTTAAGAAATTACTAACCCAAAACAGTATCTAGGCCACGATATTTTATAGGCCAAAAAAATGATATTATTACGTTTCTATGCCCTTTTTCAATTTTTGACACCTGATGTGGTAAATCATGATCCCCTTTAAAAAAAATAAAGGTTCCAGGTTTTGGTTTTATTGAAAAATTTTCTTGAGGAAACTCTAAAAGCCCACCCTCATAATTATCGTTAAGATAAAGAAGCCCAGACCAATCGTCTTTTGAATTTTTTCTAATACTTTCTGGGTCATTAGGTGTAATGTAATTATCTGTATGCGTTTTCATTTCAGAACCTTCTAGCATTAACCCATAAAACATTGTTTTAATATCCATTTTTGTATCTAAAAAGTCTGAAATTGTGTTTGACATTGAATTACATAACATTGTCAAAATGTCTATTCCAATATTGTAATTATTATCATCTTGGTAGCTTTTAATAGGATTACCACATTTAAAAGTATATCCATTTTCTGGACTTAAGGACGGACCACCTTTTATCTGGTAATCTGGTGCATCTGATGTAGTACTATTAAATGTTTCTGTTAAAAAATCTGATGTGCTTTTAGATATATATCCCTCAATTATATAAATTTTATTATTTATATTTTTTATCAAGGCCTATATTTTCCATAGCATTCTTCACACACCCAGCTATAAAGATTTAAATCTTTAATAATTCTTGTTGCTTTATTTTCACAATCATTTTTTTCACACATACTATGAACTAATGGATTTTCTGACTTTAATACTAAACTCACTTTACTCTTTTTCCAAATTTTTCCCATGCTCTTTCGTGTAAGAAAAAGCCAATCATTTCACATGCTGTATAAATTATTGCAAATGAACCAGCATATTCCCAATGTGCTTCGCCAGTAATAGCTTTTTCAAATAAATATACTAATGTACCAACAAACAAAATATGTACTGCTGGCCATGTAATTGATTTATAAACACTTCTTTTTTTACTATTCATTAATTTTACCTCTACTTAATTTATTATATATATAATTAATTACTTCGTTAGGTTTCCATTCATATGGTAACTCTAAATATTTAATTTCGTTTAATATTTTTTCTCTTATTTGATCTTCAATGTACTCCACATATATATTCTACCATTTAAATAAAAAAAGGGCAAGGTTTCCCTTGCCCCTTATTTAAAGAATTTACTTCTTTAAAGCAACCTTCTTTTTAGGAAATGCCTTATTCCAGGCTGTAGCTAATTTATTATAATCAGCCTTTTCCTTAATTACTGCTGCATCAGCAATAATTTTTGCTGCTGTTGCGGAATCAATAACTAATTGTTTTGAAGCAGCGTCAGCTTTTGCTGAATTTAAATCTGCTGACAATGAGCTAATTTGAGATTGAAGTTGTGCAATTGTGCCATTTAAATCGGTAACTGTGTATGACGCAACTACGGCTTTTACTGGAACTTTTAGTCCAGTGACTGCTGTTGCTGTTGTCGCACCAGTTACTGCAATTGTTACATTACCAATTGTTGCAACTGAAGTATTCTCTTTTTTAGATCCTAAAATTAATGTAGAATCCGCTGCAACCTGAGCTGCAGTAGATGTTACAATTTGTTTAGAAATTGAGCCATCTGCCCAAGTTCCACCAATTAATGTTGCTGTTACGGTATCAGAAACTGCGTTTCCAAACACGTCTGTTGTGCTTACTGTAATTGCTGGAATGGTTCCTACTGCCACTGAAGTTGGTACTGAAACTCCGACGTTTGATACAGAACCTGCAATTCCTTTAACAAAAACAACTGTAGAGTAAGATCCATTTACAATTGTAACTGAACCTGTTGCTGTTGATGTTGTGAATGCATAAACAGTTACTGCAGATCCTGCAGAAGTTACTGAATACGACGTTGAACCTGCAGAAGAACTAACTACTGCATTTGTTGCGCTTAAAGCTGTGACTAGCTTAACGCCACCTGTTGCTGTAAATGTAACTACAGTTCCAGTATCTGCTGTTGCTGCTAAAGCAATGGCATCTGCTGAATCTACTGTGTTGTCGGCTGGAACGTTCGCAGTCGCAGGCGCTGTAGATGTTGTAGTATTTGCTGAACCAGCAACTGTTACTGCTAACGGTGCTGCTGATGCATTAATTGATTGAATGCCTAGTAATGCTAGGGCTGCAGCCGAAGCAACGGCAATCTTTTTTAATGACTTCATTTTTTTATTTCTCCTTTTTATCCATTTTTTTACAAAATGGAATTCTATTTTGGGTGTACACCCATATATATAAACGTTTAACCAAGCAATTTGTTGTCTTTATTGATCCCAAAGTTTTACATGAAAGCTACAAGGATCTCCGCCCTCTTCCCATTCTTCCATTTCTTCATCAGAAAGTGGTGGTCCTTCATGTGTGTCGCAAAATACCTCTGATACCCAATTTTTTTCACGACCATACTCATACCAAGATTGAACATCTAAAAAATCTATAGCCATTTACTTAACTCCTCAATCATTTGATGTTTAGGTTTTGCGCCAAGTATTTTTTTAACCTCTTTACCATTTTCAAATATAATTGTTGTTGGAACTGAGGTTATGTTGTATTTTGAAGCCTGTATTGGATTTTG